TACTCAGGCCGCTCCTACGAGGAGCGCTACGACAACGTATCCGAATACCTGTTTATGCGATACGTGGCACGCCCACTCTCCCTGGCGCTGCCCATCCCCGTTGAAAACGTCATCGAAGAGACGTGGTCACAGATGACCGAAGAGGAAAAGACCGCCGCCCAACGCATCGGACCAATGTTTGGCAACTTCTTCGGCGTCGGTGTCACCCACTACGAGGACGAGGGGCGCGGACGTGGCGGGGCACGCCTAGTCGGCGGGTGGTCTCGGTGATCACGTTCATGAGCGACTTCATCCGAGCTATCCGCTCTCGCATCAGGCCACATGACGCACTGGCGTCGGTGGCCGAGGCATGGCTGGAACAAGGCGCCACTGAAAGCCAAGGCTCCAACGCAGGACCAGACGTGTCATGGTTCATCCACGATGGGGGCGGCAGACCAAAGACCAAGCCACCCTGGTGTGCCTACTTCGTGTCCTCCTGCTGCCGACAAGTAGCCCGCGCTGGGTTCAATATCTCCTACGTCCGCACCGGACGCGCTGTGAGCCATTGGCTCAAGGCCCCAGAAGAGCGCCGTATAGCCCGTGAAGACATCTGGGCCATGCCCAACCCCCGTGGACTCATCTTCGTGCGCACAAGGCTATCTAAACCCACCTCTGAGAGGGACAAGGTGCTCGATGGCATGAACCGCCAAGGCCACACCGGTATCGTGGTTAGCGTAGACAAGGTCGCAAGAACAGTGACGTGCGTGGCCGGTAACTCCTCTGGGTACGGCCACAATCGCGTCTCCGGCGGCGGCGCAGTGGCCATGGAAGTGATGCAAGAAGGTGACGAAGCCTGGGAAAGGCTGGTAGGATTCGCCCAGGTGGTCGACCGACCGAAGGATGTCTCATGAAGTATTGCGCCACGTTCATCTTGCTCATCATGTTCTCGGGGTGCGGTAGCTCGTATCACCTGGCCACCGGAGGCTGGAAACTCAGCAAGGTCGACGGCGAGGGCACATGCCTCGTAGTCCATGCACCGGCTGACCCAGAGGTGGTGCGCGTCTGTATCGCTGCGCCAGAGAACCTCAAGATATCCAAGTCCGTCGCCAAGGAGCTGTGCGGTGGCACTGACTGATAAAGACAAAGACTTTCTCAAGATCCCAGTGGTGACAGCCAGCTTCCTGGAACTATTGGCTAAAACCACCGGGGTCGACACCTTTCATGCCGCCTCTCAAGCCCTACAACTTGTGCCGATAGAGCAAATCGCGGAATCTCTCGCCGCATTGCGCACCGATGAGGTCTACATCGAGGTTGGCTCGATGGAAATCAACGGTGTCGGTGTCGAAATCTTCGACGACGAGGAGTAGCCATGATTAAGAAGGTCCACTCAACACCTATCGACGCACCAGAGACCACCGTTGTTGCCACCGCCATGGTGGCATGCGTGCTCCACCTGGGCGGGTTCATCATCCTGGACCCAATCGATTACGGAGTCGCCATCGGCGCCGTGCTCACCCCAATCGCCATGTTCTGCATCCGAATCCTCCTGGCCGTAGGCAAGAAGGTCGAGGGCGTGGTCGACGAGGCGGTCGACGGAGACGATTCGGAATGAGCGTTACCTCCTGGGTGCGGAGCAACATAGTGGCAGTGGCCACCTGGGCGGGCGTTCTGCTCACCCTCGTGGCCACCACCGCAGCCAACATGGCCATCTCCGACAAGACTCAGGAGGTCTTGGTCAGCAAGGTGCAAGCTCACGAGGAGGACATCATCAAACTCGAATCAGATGTCCGCTCCGTTCGTGAACAGCAAGCACGTATCGTCAAGGTCGTCGAGAAGACCGAGGTGGTGCTCACCGACCTCGACCGCACGACGACTGAACTCAAGGTGATGGTCCAGGCCACACGACCCTGATGCCTCTCGCCATCGAGGACGAGGACATCCTCGAACTGCTGTCCGATGCGCTGCTACGCATAGATGTCGGCTCGCTCATCATCGTCACCGACAAAGACGAGCCACCGGCCAACGTAGAGGACGGCGTCGCCTTCTTGGTCCCGCCATGGGGCGAGGCCTAGATGGCGAATATCTCTACCAGTAGGCCGACCACGAGCACCGCACCCAGGAATATGAGCCCAGGGATGGCGTGCTCCTCGATGTCTTTGTCGTCTCCAAGCTTCAAAATAGCCCCCAGCGAGCCCATGAGAGTGCGGCTCATTATTGTGGTGTGACCCGCTGAGGGCTCACGCTACCAGTCTACTAGAAGTTCAGGTCGTCATCACCGTAAGGGTTGGCAGACGGACCAACAGCACCAGTCGCCTGCTTGTTCCTCGGCGCACCGCAGAACTCGAACCGATAGGCACGCACGTATGACTTCCTACGCTCGTTGCCGTCCTTGTCCGTGTACTTCTCGTGCTTGAGGCTGCCCTCGATGAGCACCATCTCTCCCTTGTCGCACCGACTGATGAGGTCGGCTTGTTTGTCCCAGAGCGTCACGCTGTGCCAGTCGGTGGTCTTCTGCCCCTTGGCAAAACCCGACGTCGCAATGGACACGTCGGTCACCGACACGTTGTCGCTGCCCACCTTGCGCACCTCCGGTCTGGCGCCCAGGCGGCCCATTAAAGTCACTGAGTTCATCTCTTCTTCCTCCTTGCTGCCGCCTGCTGGCGACGCCTTTGAATGCGAAACTCTCGCTGCCAACAAGGCTCACAACGAACCTTGTCGACCCTGATGAACCGCTTGCAGTCCATACACCTCTCACGTGTCAGTACACGTCCTCGTCCAGCATCCCCTTCTCGCGCAGGAACTTTGTTATCAGTGCCCCGACCAGGAGACTGGTCGTCATGCCGCCCCCAGGGTTGTCGCGATTGAAGGTGTAGACGTAGCTGTCCAGCCGGTCGCGTATCGGTGAGTCCACGTAGGACTGAACCGACACCCTCGGTGAGTTGATGCCCACCACCGGCCTCTCCTTCTTCTTGCGTACTCGATGCGCCATTACCGCTTCTCCTTCCAGTTAAGAAAATCATCGTATCCCTCCCTCGTATCCAGCTTGGCCAGTAGCCTCCTGCGCTGCGATGGCGACATGCCACTAGGGCGTGGGTTGTTCAGCGCTCCCATCCACGCAGCCACCTCGTAGTAGTCGAGGTCCAGTCGACCCATCTCAGCCATGAAGAACTTCCTGGCGCTCTCCCACGACTCGTGCTGCTTGGCCTTCCGTTCTACCTCCGCAAGCCTGGCCTTCTCCTCTGGCGTGCGGAGGTCATCAAAAGGGACGTCGCTCTCCTGCGGACGAGACCACTGCTTTTTGTCCGGCTGGAACGAGCGCCCGGTCGACTCCATCGCCGCGTTGGCGTCGTCGTCCTCCGTGTCACAGAGGGCCAGCAGGGCGCCGAGGCCGTAACGCCTGGCGTACGTGCATGCCGAGCCCTGCCCTTGAGGGTTCTGCTTGCCGTACAGCAGGCGCACACGAGCCTCCACGTACTGACCGCTCTCGGCATGCGCCACTGCGGTCACGCAGTAGTCCGAGCCGTCCTCGCTGCCGTCCATGTAGTGGTAGATGACGAGGCCGTGCTTGTTGCACTCCCTCGCCACGCTCGTCAGGTCTTCCAGCGTGATGTACTTCGACCTGAAGTGGGGGTTGTCCCCAGACTTCGCAACCCTTGGGTTGGTCGATTGGAAGGCCAGCATGGCCTTGAATAGTTCCGGTCCTGGGTTACTCATCCTCTCCCTCCTTGTGCTTGTTGTTGTCGAGCCACGTTGCCAGTGGCAGGTAGATTGCGTAGTGGTCCTCATGGGTTGGGGCGTTCACGCCAGCCTTCACCAGGGAGAGCCACAGGGCCTTGAGCTTTCCGTACCTGTTCATCACTCCCCCTTGAGGCCGAGGGCCTCGGTCGCTTGCTCCACTTGTAACTGGAGGCGGAACCTCCCCTTGGCGCGCATCTCTGCACCGCCCTCTCCGTAGAGCTTGTCGCACTTGTCCAGGAAGGCGAACTCACGCTCGGCGTCCACCAAGAACTCACGCAGCGCCAGCGTTGTGAACCCCATCATCGGGTTGTCGTTCATCACCCTCCCTCCATGACGTGCTCGGTCACCTTCTCGGTGACGGTGATGCCGTCGAGCACCCACCCTTCC